CGCAGGTAGTAAGATTGACGCTATACAGATTAGACAGTTTGACTGGAAGTCTGATGGGTCACATCAAGACTATGGTGTGGTTGCACAGGAGTTACTTGAAGTTGCACCTGAAGCTGTATCTGAAGGTGAGACTGAAGATGACATGATGTCAGTAGACTACAGCAAGCTAGTACCAACCTTAATTAAAGAAATACAAACATTACGCAACCGAGTTGCACAACTGGAGAAAAACTAAATGAACTTTTCAATATCAACTTTAGAAAGCAACACAGACGGTGGCGTTATCGTAGCACATTGGCAAGTAAACAAAGCCTCTGGCGAGAACGTAGCTACTTCATACGGTACTGTTAGCTTTACTCCTGACGCATCTGCTGAAGGTTATGTAGCATATGACAGCCTAACCGAAGACGCTGTGATTGCATGGGTACAAGCATCTTTAGATACAACAGCACTCGAAGCATCACTAGACGCTGACCTAGCGGAACAAGCTACTCCGTCTGTGGTTGTTGGTACACCTTGGTAATAAGAGCAAGGCTACCTTTAGCACTGCTTATTTTACTGTTAGCAGCACCTGGTTACTCAGAGACAAGCCAGGAGGGCAGCCTGAATAACAGCTATGGTCAAGAATCAACAGTAAATAGTCATAATAAAAACTCTGACACATCAACAAGTAACACCTACAATGGTGCAGGAAGCAGCAGCGAAATCCCACCCCCAAGTGCCATAAGCCCTAGTTACATAAGCAACGGTGTAGAGACCTGCCTACAAGGTATAGGTTCCTCTGTACAGACCGTGGTCGTGGGTTGGTCTAAGGGTAAGTACAAGGCTGATGAAGACTGTAATAGAAGACGTGATGCTGCCCTATTGAAGACACAAGGCATGATGGTGGCTTCTGTAGCCAGGCACTGCCAGAGTCTAGATGTGTGGAAAGCCATGTTTGTTAGTGGCACACCATGTCCTCTATTGTCTGGTGGTAAGTTAGTAGTTGGAAAGAGAGCGTACCTAGTAATGAAACGGCAGCCTGAAGTTTATATCCCGGACTATGGTCCTAAAACTAAAGACTGGTACAACACAATACTCAAGATTGGAGAACCTCTCGATGAAGATAAAGAAGATATTACCTCTATGTCTGCTAAGTTCAGGCCTAGCAGCAAATGAGTTAGACACACTTATAGACGCATCTGGGGCTATATCAAAGCAGATAGAAACAGCTAGTCTAATCATTGGTGCAGCCACAATGTATGGACATACAGGCGTTGGAATGTCTACTGGTAATCTATCTGAGCAAGCCCACATTAGCACAGAGCAGCTTGACGCTTACAACGCAGCTCTTCAGGGTATGGTTAACTTTAAGCCTTATGGCGATGTTCAGACTGTCCTCGAGGAAGCTGCTTACCAGGAGATTGAGCTTTTAGATCAAGCAGTTACAGTGTTCACCGAAGTCGCTACAGAGCTAATGGTTGCTGTAGAAGTTAATGAAGCTGCTGTAGAAGCTGTATCACCTGTAGAAAAAGAACAGGTACAAATATTAGTAGCTACTAATGATCTAACTATAAGCCAGGAGTCTGTTGATACATTTAACAGTAGTCTCGACCAGGTGGAAGAACATGCAAATACGGCTAGTGCTTACCTGGCTGTAAGCCAAAACAAAGAAGCTGTAGCGTTCCTATCTCATGGAGCTGAGAATAATAACAGTAACGCTGACCTGTCTAGTGTCTCCTACGATGCTAATAGACAGTGGGTCTCTATGTCTTGGAACAATACCAACAATGCTTCTGCTGTTTATTTGAACGGTCAGAACTTTGGTCTTGACCTGTATATGACAGATGCAGAGGTCCTGGCAGCAGGAACTACATCTGAGTACTACAACAGCAGCCTGGTAGCTAATGGTTACAACTGCTATGTAAATCAAATGGAATGTGACATATGAGCCTAGCAGACACTGAGTTAACTATAGGTAAGACAAAGTTAAAAGGTATCTGGATAGCTATCGTAATTACTATAGGGACATCCATTGGTGGCACAGCGTTTACTGCAAGCACTCTTTACTCAAGACTAGAGACTGTAGAAGCTAGGTCCATACCTAACATTCAACCACTACAAGAAAGTATTACTTTGATACAACAAGAGCTTAAAGACAACAATGTCTCACAGCTCCAAGGCAAGCTAGCGGAACTAGGTGTCAACCTGGCTACTATTGCCAAGCAGCAAGAAAAGTTACTTGAAATACAAACTGAAGTAACAGAGCTACGACAGAAAGTAGCAGAAATGGAATCAACTGTTACCCAGGCAAAACTATTGGCAGACAATATGTCTGACTTAGATTCCTCTATTGAACACCTAAAGAAAGAAGCAGACTCTCTATGGGAAGCTGTCGACTATTTAGGTAATCCCCTCAAGTAACACACACCCTTTTATTAATACCCTCTAGACACCTAGACAACTTAGGAAATATCCCTATGACTGGACCTGAAAAAGATGTAATGGATGTTGCTGCAGCATCTACTGGACTACTATCCCTGGCAGCTTGGCTACCGCCTACTGCTTCATTGTTTACCATTATCTGGCTAGGCATAAGGATATATGAAACTAAAACCTTCCAATCTTTATTAAACAAAGTGAGAGCAAAGATAAATGAATATAGAGCGAATAAAAGAAACTCTGATTAAACACGAAGGCTTAAAGCTAGACATGTACAAATGTAGTGCAGGTGTCTGGACTATTGGTGTAGGACATAACCTGGAAGACAAGGGCATATCTAAACGTGTTGCAGAAATAATGCTAGCAGAAGATATTGGCGATGCCCTGGATGACCTTGAGAGAAACATTGTCTACTTCTATGACTTACCAGAAGCTGCCCAGGAAGCCCTGGTCAACCTAGCGTTCAATATGGGTATCCCCAGGCTCATGCAGTTTAAAAAGACCCTGGCATACCTAAGATCAGGTGACTATAAGAAAGCTGCAGATGAGCTGCTTGATTCACGCTATGCCTCCCAGGTTGGCTATAGAGCCCTGGAAGTAGCACAGATGATAAGGAGCTGCGAAGATGCTGAATGAACTCATAGGACCAGTGACAGGTCTTCTTGACAAGTTTATAGAAGACAAAGACAAAAAGAATGCTATTGCTTTTGAGCTGTCTACTATGGCAGAGAAACATGCACAGCAAATCTCCCTGGCACAAATAGCAGTTAACAAAGAAGAAGCAAAAGGTAACTGGTTCCAGTCATCCTGGAGACCTGCGACTGCCTGGGTCTGTGTGGCAGGCTTTGCCGTTAACTTCTTGATCAGTCCATTAGCTGTTCCATTTGGCATCTCTATTCCCCAAGCAGACACCTCGACCATGCTCCCGGTACTCATGGGTATGTTGGGTTTAGGTGGTCTTAGAACTGCTGAAAGACTTAAAGGAAAAGACAGAAAGTAGTTTTGTCCACCCTTTAGAGAACATACAGGAGAATCAACGAGGTCTGGAAAAGGATCATCCCCTAGACCTATACCTAATCAGCAGCAATACGAAGAAAACTTTGATCGTATCTTTGGCAAAAAGAAAGAGCCTGAGTATGTCAAATGTGAGAAGTGTGGTAACTTCTGGAAGACAGATACTGCGAGTAAAAACCACACCTGTGACTGTAGTCTTATCGACAGTTTCTAGTCCTTTTTAACCTCAATGTGTGACCATAAAACCCCTAAAAGTCACGCTACTAAGCGTCCAGGCTACTCCTCCACAGCCCACGCTATTACTGCCCTCCAGGCCACCGGTCAGCTTATGTTGATCGGTGTTTTTTTGGAGTTTTGTCTACCCTTATAAGGCATATAGATTTACGACACGTAAGTTGATATAATCAATACGTAATCGAATGACTAGGGTGGCTCCCGACAGTACTTCAGACAACAGCCTCTTGACCCACCACGGTGGACCGATCAAGGTAAAGACCCTGGCTAATCTGACAGAGATTAGTATGAAGGTCTACTGTTAATGTCGACTGACCAAAACAGTAGTCTCCAGGTGTCTAAAATGGTGGGCCCAGTAGGACTTGAACCTACGACCAATCGATTATGAGTCGACTGCCACAAACAGCCTCCATGATTAGACACCTGTCAAGACCACCCTGGTCAGACCGACAGTAAGACATTCAACAACAGCAATTCATATCTACAAGGACCTTCGGGTCCTTTTTTTATTCCTGGAGGAAACATCATGAAAGCACAAGACTTTTTGCAACAACTCGACTATGTCGAATCAGTACCTGTTAAAAATCACTTTCAAATCAATGCTGTCTTAACAGACGGTGAAAAAGTAGTGATCAAAAAGAAATCAAAGAAACAACCTACTGCGGTTCAACTGTATAACTACCCTGTCAACGGTAATGCTTATGCACAACCTGGTCAATACTTTGCTTTTGCTAAGAGCATCGACAGTTGGTACAAGGACAGGCATCTAAAGACTTATTTAGTTAAACAACACGCTTAATCAACAGGCTCCTTCGGGGGCCTTTTTTATTCCTGGAGGAAATCATATGCAATATCAAGTTGGCGATACCTATGTAAGCAATCACGGCCACAAATATCGTGTTACAGATGTTGGTCGCACTATGGTCCAGGTGATTTCACTGGATCATCTTAAATACACCAAGGCTCACCCAGAGGGTTTCACAGGGTGGCAAACAGCCTTTTATACAAACGAGGTACAGGAGGCATGGCATGAGGATTCCTGATAAGCCTCCCTTCGATATCAACACTATGCTGCACCGCAAGGTGCGCTACGTGCTCGATAAGCAAGGTGATTTAC